CTTTTGTGCCTTTCTGAATTCCGATGTCTTTTATGCGTGAATCAACAAATTTCAAGTAGAGTCCGGTGCGCCATGAGAGATTAGGCGATACAACTCCGTCAGCATTCCATGTATTGCGCCAGTTCCCGCTAACGTTATTATGCCCGCCAACGTAAGCAATTCCTGCGGCAAAGCCATTCTGAGGAGCAATGCTGCCCACCGCGATGTGCACTGGTTGGCCCGTGAATAGCACCTGCAGACAGCCTGGAATGCTGTGAAACGGACAATTTTTCTTCAACTGGCCTATTTCGTCTCCCGGATCAAAAGCTTTTACGTCGGGTGGCGTAGGAGAAGGCGTCGGCGTTGAACTTGGGTTCGTTTGCCCCATTGCGGCGGCTGCAACACATAAAAACAAAATGTAAGTTATCTTTCGCACAGCTTTTTCCTTTACTTGCGCTTTTTCGCAGCCTTGCGGCCTTTGCCCGATTTCGACGCCCGCTTCTTCGCGGTTTTACGCGGCTTGCCGGCGCTCTTCTTCGGGGTCTTTTTTTTGGACTTGCCTGCTCGATGTAGCAGTTTGGTAACTTTCTGGATGTATTCCGCTGCCTCGCCTTCAGTGTGCAATGTCGCAATATTGATTCCGGTGCGTCGTACCGTGGGCGGCAGCATTTGCTCGGCCGTGCTCAAATGGATGAGCTGCATCTGGATCAGCCCGGAAATTGGGCGATCCGGGTTGTAAGCTTCCTTTTCCACCTCAGGGACGTCAATCATTCTCATGGTTTTCTCCTTACAGGTTGAAGGCCACGCAATCATCGTCGGGGCGCATGGTGTCAGTCAGCAGATCAAGAAAGGTTTCCGATTTCTGCTCGCGATCAGTGCGCGCATTGTATTGCCCTATGAAATGGTTGGTCACAGTATTGGGAATGGAAGCGTGCTCAAAGATGCGTTGATTGGCCGGATCTTCTGTCCCGGGAACGATTGTGCCCCTTGGTATCCAAGGCGAAATAGCGATTGCTGGCACGCGCACGCCCAGGCGGTCGAAGTTGAATGGCTGCCCCGTACCCGTTTGCGCCGGCTTGGCCGAATATGGGGGATTGTTTCCTAGCTGGTCTTTGCCTTTGCAGTTCGGCGGCACCACATGATCGTACATGCCTCCATGCTCGTCGTAGACCACCAGCAATAAAGTGCTTTCCCAAAGATCAGGGTTGGTGCGGATCACGTTGTAAACCTGCGCGATAAATTTTTCTCCGGCCTTTACGTTGTGGTCCGGATGCTGGTCATTCGCCAGAATCTGGCCTCCTCCCGGACCGGGATGATCGGAATAATTTGGCTCGATGAAGCAATATTCTGGTAGCTTGCCCGTCGCCGCATCTTTAACAAAATCGGTGTAAACACCGAACAGCTCCTGCTGGTTCTGCAGCAGGTTCGGAACCTCCAGGCTCGAGCTTGCCATGTCAAAGTAATAAACTTTGGAAGAGTGGCGCGCCTTGTTCATGCGGTCATAAATGCTGAGAATCGGATCAGTGATGTAGAAAATGTTCATGTCCACGTTGCCGAATGAAGTGCCGTAATGTGCAAAGGCGCGGTTGCAAAGTGTGGGACCGGGAATGGAAGCGAACCATCCGTTGAACAGCGCATATTCGGTAGCCAGTGTCGTTAGTACCGGCAATTGTTGCGGCGTGAAGTAATACATGATGGCATGTGACTGGTTGGTATTGGTGTCCTGAGTTTTGTAGCTCTTGATGAAGCCCTGCATGTTGGCCACGCGATCAGGCGCCATGTTTCCATTAAAAATCTGCAGATCAACCCCAGCGAAATGGTGGTCAGGATCATGACCGAGTTGTCCCTGAAAAGTAGCCTTAGCTTGCACCAGGATTTTTGCGCCGGTGTCATCAACGTTCGATTCATCTCCGTTGAGGCCATTGATGCCGGGATTTGTTTTCTTGAGCGCCCCCAGCATGTGGTCAAAGGAGCGGTTTTCCATCATGAGCACGACAATATGTTCCAATTTGTCCAATCCTTGCGGCATGCAGGCATCTCGCTTTCATAGGAGTGTTCGAGCGTCTGATTCATAAACACGATACCTGATATTTAGTGTCACGAGCGGTCGGATCGTTACAAGGAACAAAACGAGTCACTTGCGCGGATTAAAACAATCGCCTTAGCTTGGGAGTCGAAAAGTCCCGCTATCGGTCTTTTCTATCTCGCCCGCCTCAGCCATCCTGCGCAAAACCGTATGAATGGATGAAAGTAGATTTACCTGGCCCACACCGATGCCCATCTTTACCAGGTCCTCGCGGATTTCGGTGGGGCTTAGCGCCGTTTGGTGTATGCGGAAAAGCCGCCGGATGGATTCGGTGAATCCCGGCTTGGCGTCAATGGCAAAGCCCTCCACCAGGAGCAGTTTGTCAATCTCTTCCGGTGGGGCGCCGCACATTTCTCCCAGGGCCTTGACCGTTTGTTTGAGCTTGCGGATCTTCTGGTCCAGGTCGTCTCGTTTTTGCAGCTGCTGCAGCAGGTCGGTTTTTGCTGTCGCGTAAGCCTGCTTGTACGTTTCGCGAGCCATAAGTGTGCTTGAAGTCTAAGTAATGTCTAAATAATTGTCAACACTTTACATGTCCGATAATAAGTGGAAATCCTGAAAATTTGAGAAAAAATGATTTTTGCTATTGACTTCTGAAAGCAGGTTGTCGTATAAGATGTCTATGCAGGGCGGAAGTTGGTTCTGCATAGCCGGGAGCGGCGCCGGCTTAATCAAACGGCCTGCACCCTTTCCAAGGCCGGCGTACCGTTTGCGTCTGCTGCGGGAACCTCATTCTGGGCTTTTGCATGTGGCGTCTTTACCTGTTTCGGCGGGAACGTGCGCGCACATCGGGAGCAGAGCACAAGGACCTCGGCAGGTTCTTGCTCCATCGCAGAATGATAGGTTCCCAAAAACCGTCAAAAATAACCCTGATAGTTAGTCAATTCGCAAGTTGCTGCTAGTTTCTTTCGGCATTACTTCCTCAGAGCCGAATTGCTGCAGTTAGTAACCTCCGAGACTAAGTACTAAATACCAAGTACAAATCACCGTTTTCCCAGCAGAGGTGTTTCCATGGCACACGATCATAACGGACGTGTCGGTCCGCCGCGGTGTGAAGAATGTAACGCGCCACTCAACTCCGATGATCGCCGCTCCGCACCGACGTCCGCGCGATCACTCTGCCTGGATTGTTATCTTGAGCGCGCCCCTTCGTTATCCCGAACTCCGAGGGACGAGCCTTGGGTGAGACCAAGTGGGTGAGGGAACGGCTCCGCGGCGGTATCGCCTGAGCAGAATCGTGAAACCGTAACAAGGCATCCCGACAGAAAACGCTTTTGTAGAGAAGACAAGTGTCAGGGCACGAGTTTACTCGTGCCACACTCGTCCAAAATGATTTGGGCTTAGCCCCTGAAAAGAAACATGGAGATAACGTGAACAAAAGAATTTTGTACCTCGCCATTCTTGCTTTACTGTCCATCACTACACTGCTCGTCTTCTCTCAAACTTCCAGCCAGTTCCCTGAACTGGATAAAAACGGCAGGCCCGTGCTGCCTCACCCGATGCCACACTTGGTTTACTCTCCCACGGACCTGGCGCATAGCGGTGTTGCTCTCCCGGCTTCCGTCGGCGGCGCTACTCCCAGCACTAGCATTATCCGCGTTGGCGATGCTACCAAGATGACTGTCTTCGCTTCATGCACGCAGAACTTTGATCTCGTCATGAGTGTTTACACCGCGGACGATCAGGGGCAGTCGAACCCGAACTTCGTCTTGTACAACAGCTACAACATTGCCACCAACATGGCGGCGGGCGCGCAGCAGGCATTTTTGGCCACTGAACTGGCTCCCACAGTGACCAGTGGAACGCTCGGCGCGCCAGTCCGGCTTCCGCAGCTTGCTGTCTCATTCTTTGAAAAGAATGACGTCGCCACTGCCGGTACCTGCACGGATCGCGTGATTGTTGGCTATTAGAGAAGAATTTCCTCGGCGCTGCTGAAGCAATTGGAGCGAGAAAAAAGAGCCACGGCCAACATGCCCTACTTGCACTTTTTGTCGTCGACGTGGGCGACGGGTCGCGTGCCGCTTGCTTGTCAGGTGGGGAACGCCGACTTGGCATCGGGTTATCTCAAACCCTCCACTCTAGATCTGTCATCCCGAACTCCAAGGTCGAGCCTAAGGTGAGACCGAGTGGGTGAGGGAACGGCTCCGCCGCAGCATCGCGTGAGCCACGATTGGGTTGTATGTTTCCTTTTTCAACGCTGCAAAAGCGGTTTGGAGCGAAGCGAGAGTATGAAATGGATAGGCGAATACATCATCGATGACGCAGGCCAATGCCGCTGGCATGAGGGCCTGCGCATTCAGGATGAACACATGAAGTCCGCATATCGCAAAAACTCTTTGATTGAATTCATCATTGAAACTTCCGCCGTCATGGGCGTGAAAGTGGGGATTGCCTGATTATGGTTGAAACACTCAATGGCGGAAAAATTACCACGCTGCAACCCGGGGGGTCGCAAACCGGCTTCGTAGCGCGCGTCGGGCGCAAGCTGCGCAGCACGCTCGATGTCTGGTTTGGCCCGGACCTGCCCATGGCGCCAAGCGCTCCCGCAGGCACTCCACCTCGGACGCTCGATTATCCTGTCGGCTACAACATCAACATTCAGCCACGCAACATGGAGCCTATCTCTTTTGAGCAGATGCGCTCTCTGGCTGATTCGTTCGATCTTGTTCGTCTCTGTATAGAAACGCGCAAAGACCAGGTTAGCCGCATGCCGTGGGCTTTTCGTCTGAAGACGCAACCCGGCACGCCACAGCGTTCCACCAATACCAGCAACAGCGCGATCGGTGGAAATGACGATGAAGAAAAAGATCCGCGCCTCACGCAGCTCACAAATTTCTTTTCTTATCCGGATCGTGAACACAGTTGGCAGCAGTGGATCCGTCTTCTGCTGGAAGATCTGCTTGTCCTCGATGCTCCGGTGCTCGTCCCGATCGTTTCGCATGATGGCGAGTTGTGGTCTTCCGGCAAGGCGCTTTATGCCTTGGAGGTCATTGATGGTTCTACGATTGCGCGCAAGATTGACGCTATGGGACGCACGCCGGCCTCGCCTGCAATCGCGTACCAACAGATCCTCAAGGGCTTGCCCGCTGTCGATTTCACTGCCGACCAGCTCCTCTATCGCCCGCGCAACGTGCGCGCGCACAAGTTCTTTGGTTTCTCGCCGGTTGAGCAGATCATTCTCACCATCAACATCGGCCTGCGCCGCCAGATACATCTGCTGAATTACTACACTGAGGGCAACGTGCCGGAAGCTCTGGCGCAGGTCCCCAAAGAATGGTCGGCTGACCAGATCAGCGAGTTCCAGGAATGGTTTGATAGCGCGCTGGCCGGAAACTCAGCTCGCCGCCGTCGCATCACCTTTGTTCCGGAATGCGGCAATCTCCAGTTCACGCGCGATCCCATGTTGAAAGACGCGCTCGATGAATGGATTACCCGCATTGTCTGTTACGCCTTTGGCCTCTCGCCGCAGCAGTTTGTCAGCGTCATGAATCGCGCTACGGCTGAGACCAGCGTAGAGCAAGCCGCCGCGGAAGGCCTTGTGCCCATCCTTGGCTACCTGGCTGACATCATCAACCTCATCGTCAATCGCTACTTCGGCTTTAGCGATATCGAGTTTGTCTGGGAACAGGATCGCACTCTGAATGCTCTCGACCAGGCAAAGGTTGACGACATTTACGTCCGCGCTGGCGTGCTCTCCATTGACGAGGTCCGTGAGAATTTGGGCAAGCATCCTATCGGAGTTGGAAACGCTGTCATCACCACGCGGGGCGCTTTCCCTGTTGACCCCAAAGGCGCTGCCCAAGACCCGGCATCGTCAGAGCGGTTCAATCGACCGACTCCAAATCCCGGTCATCCCGAGAGGCCCTGAGCGCCGTTAGGCGTGAGGTAGAGTCGAAAGACTCCGAGGACGCTCATCATCAAAAAAATACATCCGGGAGTTCTCGCAAATAAATATTGATAACGCATCACTTCCACCCAGGCAGCTGACCAGGCTGCCTTTTCCATTTGGAGCCAACATGAAATCCGTAAACCTTTTCGCACAGATAGCCAAGATCGACGAATTGCTCCACGAAGTCTGGGGCGTTGCCACTGCTGAAGTCGTCGACAAAGAAGGCGAGATCTTTGACTACCAATCGTCCAAGCCCTATTTCAAGCGTTGGAGTGACGAAATTTCCAAAGCTACTGAAGGCAAGAGTCTGGGTAACGTTCGTGAGATGCACGAGCCCAGTGCAGTCGGTAAGCTCGTTGCTATCGCGTTTGATGATGACCTGAAGCAGATCCGAGTCGGCGCACGCATCGTCGATTCAGTCGCCTGGCAGAAATGCATGCTCGGCGTCTATACCGGCTTCTCCATCGGCGGCGCTTATGTCAAAGCATGGAAGGATGGCGAATATGTTCGCTTCACCGCCAGTCCCGTGGAAATCAGCGTGGTCGATAATCCATGCGTTCCGGGCGCGCACTTTACCGCAGTCAAGGTCGATGGCACCTGCGAAGTTCGGAAATTCACAGCGGCAGCCGACACTCAACAAGTCTTAAAGATCGGTGCGCGCCATTCCAAAGCGACCCTGGCGCATCTTGATGCGATCAAGACTTGCATGGACAAGATGTCACAAAGCCATGAAGAAGCCGCCACACACATGGACGCGCTTCTTGATACCGGCGATTCCGCCACTCGCGCCGCCTCGGCTGGCATGAAAAAGATCCCGGGCGAATCACGCACCGGAGCAAAGACAGGAGATCAAAGCACAATGCTGGAAGCAAATGACAAAGCGCAATTGGAAAAGGCACGGGCCGGCTCCGCATCTGCGCTCGCCAAGCTGGCTGAAATGGAGCAGGAAGTGGCCGGCTTGCGCAGCGAAATGGAGAGCAATAACCAGGAGATCCAGCGTTCGCTGAGCAATCTCCTTTCTCTCGTGGAAAAACTTGTTTCGCCGCAGGACTCCACAAGCCGCGTGGCGCGTACCGGTGTCCCCACACAGACCGTAACCAAAGAAGACGATGCGCGTCCCACTCTGGCCAAGTCCGCTGGCGAGCCCAGCATCCATGAGCTGTTAAAGCGCACGCTGCAAAAGCCGCAGCCCGCCTCCGTATACCTGCGCTAGAGCGCACATCAACGACTCTCCTCAAGCTTCATTACTTTCAACACCGCAATTCTCCAGCGGAGAAAAGGACTAGAAAAAATGTTTGGCGATCTCAGTCAGCAGACGTTTGATCTGCTCAACAAGGCGGACATGTCCTCCTTGAACAAAACCACCATTAGCCAGTCAACGATCAGTGGCGTGGCTGGCAACTTGAACGCATTTGACCTGCGCGGGCCGGCGCTGCAGCTTTATCCGGTCATCACGCCTCTGCGCAACCGCCTGCCGCGCCAGTTGAGCGACCGCGGCGACCTGGCGACGCGCTGGAAGGCGATCACCGGGGTCAACACATCGGGTTTCGAACTCGGCGTTGCTCCGGGCCGTCGTTCGGCGGAAATGAGCGTTACAGAGCAGGACTACGTCGCGTCTTACGCTGGTCTCGGACTCGAAGCCTCTATCGACTGGGAAGCTGTCTGGTCCGGCGGCAAAGAGTTCGATAACAAAGCCACTCTTGTCCAGTCATTGCTGCGTGCCGTCATGATCGGTGAAGAGAACGTCATCCTCAACGGCAATGCTTCCATGCCGCTGGGCACGCCTGTGGCTCCGTCGGTGCAGGTAGCCAGTGGCGGGACGCTGCCGCAGCCCCAGAACCTGCTGGTCTTCGTTGCTGCCCTTACGCCTCGTGCGCTGGCTAACTCCACGGTGGCCTCCGGGGTGCCGTTCGGTCAGGTCACCCGCGTCAATATTGACGGTACCACCACGCAGTACGGTGCGGGCGTGAGCGCCATCAGCGCTGCTTCTTCAGTCGCCGCTACCACCAGCGGCAACCAAACGGTCATTGCCACAGTGCCTGCGGTCAAGGGCGCAGCCGGCTATGCCTGGTTCATCGGCACCAGCGCTGCCACAGCACTCTTGAACTCCATCACCACCGTGAACAAGGTCACCATCAACGCTCCCAGCACGGGTACTCAGGCAGCCAATGCCGCAAATTCCGGCACGGATGGATCGGCCAACGCTCTGGTCTTCGATGGTTTTCTCACGCAAGCCCTGAAGTCCAACGCCGGTTACTTTACCTCGCTCGATGGCAACACTCTTACCGCCGATCAAGCGAATGGCATCATCGAGATCGACACAGCTTTGCAGTGGTTTTGGGACAACAAGCGTCTCAGCCCCACCGAAATCTGGGTGAACTCGCAGGAAGCGCGCAACATCAACAAAAAAATTGTCGCCTCCGGCGGCGTGCCATTGTTCCGGTTCACCTTGCCGGGCGGCACAGGATCAGAAGACGACAAGCCTGCTCTGCTGGGTGGCGCAAGTATCGCCAAGTACTGGAATAAGTTCACGCAGCAGTTCCTGGACATCCGCATCCATCCCAATCTTGCTCCGGGCACCATCTTCTTCAACAGCTCGGAAATTCCTTACCCGCTTTCCGGAGTGGACAACGTCTCTTTCGTCCGCTGCCGCCGCGACTATTACCAGATCGAGTGGCCCGTGGTTTCACGCCAGTATGTCTATGGTGTCTATGCCGACGAGGTCCTCGTCTGCCGCGCACCGTTCTCACTTGGCGTGATTGCCAACGTCGCCAACGGATAAACGATTCATCGGCGGCTTGATTCTCGCGCATCGCCGCTGATGCTCCTGGCCTGC